TCGGTATGGATTTGAACTGGAGTACCATCCAAGAAGGTCTTGGACGCACCTTCTTTAAGCCTCCGCACAGCCGGCTGGTTGTCAGTCGTTGTACGGCAAGCTCGGATCGGCATTGACGCCATTTCTCAGCCTCCTATTCCTTTAAGATCTTTCTCGTTTGGGGTAAAAACGGACATCTTCCGTTTGAGTTCAGGCGGCTCACTAACTCCGCCTAAAGCTTCTTTAAGAACACGCTCTCCAGTCTTGCCATCCTGTTTCGAACCAGAAGCTCTAAGCGCACGCTGTACATTGTATTTCTGTTCGCCAAGAGCTTTATTGCGGTCGATTTTCATTAAAATCAAATCCATGCTTTTGAAATGACCGTCTTTAAACACGACACCTGGAACTTCGGCGTCGACCGGAGTCGCGTTGACATAGCCCTTAGCTTTGGCTTGATCATATAGGAAACCGTCCTGGAAGGAACAGTTCGCCCACTTGAACCAAAGCGTAGGATTCTTCGAAATTACATTCTCAATTCCAGTAGACGTAAGCGGCCTTGCAATGATGTTATCATCGAACAGGAAAGCCGCATCGCGTCTTCCTTGTGGTGAAAGCTGTGGCATGTTTTACTCCTTAGCTTGAAACGATACGTGACCACTTGGACTGACCTGCATACGTTCCTTTTGTGCAAGAAGATGCTCCGGGGAAATCTTCAAACTACGGGCCATCTTCACTTCGTCCTCGGTTAGTTCAGCCTTCTTCGACGGAGATAAAGGACTAGCTCCACCACCAGATTCGATAAAAAATTCCGACTTGTCTTTGGTGATAAGTTCACCGGCGTGTGAACCGACAACCTGTTGGAATACACGCTCGTAAGTCTCTGGAAACTGACGGAATTGCAGTGGGACCGTCTCGAAAAGCTTATCGACCTCCCCACGGAACTTCGTCAAAAGCCTCGCGTGCAAAGGGCTCTGCTGAACACGCTGCTCACCAATAAACTTCGCGGACTGCGCAGCAAGAGCTAACTGGTTTTGGACAATCGGACCAAGACGTTCATTAAAGGCTTTGTCCTCATCTTCGAGGATACTCGTTGGACCTGTTGTTGCAGCAGCGGCCGCTGCACTATGACGGTTCGCTTCCAAAACTTGGATCGAAGCCTGCGCAGCCTGCAAATCCGCTTCGGCTTTCTGTAGAGCCGCTGTACCCTGCGCGTGGGCTGTCTTAGCAGTCTCGTGCTCCGCCGACGCTGCACGAAGCGTTTTAAGCTCCGCAACGATCTCGCCAGGCGTCTTTCCTTTTAATTCCTCCGGCATGTCGCCTTCGTCGTCTTTAACCGGAGGGTCACCCCTTGTCCACTTCATGTTTACTCTCCTTTTTCTTGAGTTCTTCCGGCAATGCCAGAATCTTCTTTAGCACCGCTACCGCGCCCTGCGCCTTAAAAACCTCATTGAGATTGCTGGAGCATTCCAGGGAGTGTTGCCAATGCCCCAGCTCCCCCTTGATCCACTCCAGGAACACTCGCGCCGGCTGGCTGTCCAACCATTGGTGAACCACCTCCGCCTGTCTTGGCTCGTAGATGCTCAATTTGCGCCTCCGGTACAAGCCTTGTAGGCTCATCCTGACCAAAGTTCCTCAACACGGATTTCATCAACGAATCCGCCGAACGGATCGCGTCTATTAAATAATTCTTAATTTCTGGAGGAACCATTTGGTTCGCGGCTTGCCCAATCATGGCAGCTATCGCCCCATAATGCTTCATCATAATCTGAACTAACATAATGTCGGCTTGCTTTTCAAGTTCACGATTCAGCGAAGCCGTCGCCGCAAGGACAGGCATAAAAACGGTCTTATTTTTAATTGCATCGAAAGCCTTCCGCAAATGCTCGGCTGACTTTCCGTACGAAGCAAAACGACCTGGATCTGTACCGAAGTACGCAATTTCATTTGCAATAACGCGACCAAGACGCAAGTGTGCGGTACGAATATCGCTGATGTGCATATCAGTACGTGTGTTACCTTCCTGTAAAAGGGACAACGTACCCATTGCGGTGTATACACCACGTTTCGTAAACGTACCCGCGCCAAAGCCTTGCATCGGGGGCGAAACGCCACTTAGCTTGTCAGCTAAGTCAAGACTTAAACGCTCCTCGTCGATGTTCACCTGCGAAGGCTCGCCATGAGAAATTGCCTCGATGTCGTCCTTCTCAGCCGGTATATGAGCACCCGGATATATATCAAAGCCCTCGCCCGCAGCCGGAGTATTCGGCGAAACACGAAACATCTTCGCATTGGCGACAGTTTGTGCATCACGTCTCTGATTATGAATCTGCGAAGTTTCTTCCTGAAAAGTCGAGAGCTTCTCAGCAAGTCCGTAACCGTAGTAGCTTCCGTCACGCGGAAAAAGCCTTGCGCCAATCCAAGGTTCGTCGGGGAAGAATGAGAAAATACTTCGTAGAAGCGTACCGGAGTTGTAGTGATAACAGGCTATCAACCTTGCTTGCGAAGTTCCTTCTCCGTAAATGCACCAGCACTCGTATATATACCACTCCCGGGAGTCCGGTCCTTGAATGGTTTGCGCTCCCACTTTGCTTTCAACTTCTTTTTGCGGAGCAGTTGGGCCTGATGCATCGGGTGAAGCAACAACGGCGTTGTAGATTTCGTTCTCTTTTCCACGCGCATACAATTCTCTAGCGAAACGGCTCTCAAGTTCTTGCAGATTCAAACGAACGCGGTGCGCCTTGAAACTAGCGTTCTTCAGAACGTTCGTTTGTACAGGAATGAACAAATCCTCGAAGAGAACCTTTTCCGGACGAGGACCGTCGTAAACAGTGTCGTCGATGAAATCGTACTTACCAGTACCATCACCCGATGGAACGGCAATCGCTTCGACTTGCGTTTCCCACGGACATTTGATAACCGACGTTCCGTATTGCACAACATCGTTGAGGAACTCACGGTAAACGCGGTACAAATCCAATTCTTCGGGCTCAAGAGCCAAATCCGTTAAGTAACGTTCAATCGCCATACGAAGCGGTTCGGCATCGCCTCCAAAATCGCCACCGACTTGGAAAGGCCATATTGGACGAAGCTTATAGATCGCGGCGATTAGACGAGCCACCAAAGTGTCGGCGTGTATAGCCACGATTGGAACAACAAGGTTACTGGCGTTCGGGAATGGATAGTTGCGTATCCTCTGTAAAGGCTGGGACTCGTAAACACGCCGCCAGCTTGGGAGCTTCGTTTCATGGATCTCGCGGAGACCTTCAATACAAGAGCGCAGATTTTCCTTTAGGAAGGCTTTGAACTTCGTTTCGCCTTCCTTCGAGAAGTTCACATGGATAGGCTGGACCATGAAACTACTTCCGTCTCCTATGAGGCTTCTGCCCAGTCGAAGCTACGCATACCGCGTAAGGATTTACCTTTTTCTTCCCACGTCGATTCCGTGCTCTAACATGCGCGATGCAACGCATGAGCTTCGCTGGCATTAGTTCACTCCCACTGAGTAAGGCTTCCCCATTTCCTGCAGACGTTGTCTATTAGACGCCATCCATGCAGGCATAAATTTAGAATAGGCAAAGCTTTTCAACACTTGTGGCGCATAAGCCAACGCATCGAGGATGTCGCAGAACCTTCCCTTTGGGAACGTCGTGTATTCCCCAATGAAATCCATGTGATGCCTTTGGCACCAGAAACGTCCTTCTTCAAAGATTGGTTGTAAGACGGTAAGAATGCGGGATTCCTTACGGCGTGTGATAGTTCCGTCAGGACCTTCGACCTCGCCCTTGAGTGGGACTATCTTTAGATAACGATTCGCTTGTCGATTGCGATAGTCGATATGATAAGCAACAAACCGCTGCGCGGCAACCGTTTCAACGCCAAGTTTACGAATGTTCCACTTATCGGCAAACTCGTAAATCTTACCGAAGTAATCGTCGTAAGGCGCAGCATTTGCCCAACAATCTAGCAAGTAATAATGATCGTCGTCGCTTAATCCCAAAACGACCACGGAGTGACGGCAACGCCCCAAACCAGCGTTGCCGGCGTGCGCTGGATCAGTGACTTCTGCTAAACCAAGGTGTGTGATTTCAATATCTTTACGAATGTTACCCCCGTAAACTTCGTGTTCGACAACGAGGCGGCCGTCAAGTTTCTTGTGAAGCTTAAAATGGCGAAGCCATTCCGGATGAAACGCGGCATTCTCAGGAGCGGCAGGATTGTTAAGGTACTGGCAACTGAAATTGTAGTTACCAAGCTTCCGTCGGTATTTGTCAAGCTTCTCAACGGAGAATAATTCAGGGAAAATTGGGGTATCCGGAGGATGTTCTGGGCAACAGCCGCCCAAGGCGCTGTGTGAGCTTATCCTGAACCAAGGTTCGTGTTCACGAATATGTGTGTTAAGATCGTGGTAAGACCATCGGTTTCCGACAACGAGTTCGTCATTCTCGTGGATTGCGTCTTGTGACTCAAAGGCACCGACAATAAGTCTATGGTAATCAACAGTCTTATCCATCACAGACTGCGACTCTACCGCGTGGCGTCCAACCAAGTCATCCTCAATAGCGCGTATATAGTGCCTACTTTGCAGGGCGGAGCCCACGCCGATGAAATCGAATGTTCCTTCGCCATGCGAAGCTCCACCCTGTGGTCGACGGCAATGCAAACTGAAGTTGGTCCAGGTCTCAGAGGCCGTAGGAAGTGTTTCAGGGAAAAGTGCCCGATAAACGGAGTTCGACTCAAAATGGCGGCGCGTCCTGGAGCCGAGCATCGCTGCGTTGGTGATTGTCTCACTAACGAGGAGAGTTCGCGTTACCGGATCATGGACGCGCCGCATGAAGGCAAGGAACTCCGCGGAGTAACCAAGTTTACTTAGTAAGTCGGCGTCGGAATTGCCAAAGGGCAAAGCCCACCACATAGGTAATGCTTCGGAGCAGATCGTGGATTTTAGATGATCGCGGGGAAGTTCATATAAATCCTTCAGATGTGAACACTCAAAGGAAAGACAAACTGGAAGGTGGAGACGAGGAGTCAATTGGTTACGACGCAACGCGACCTTTGTGAAGTAGTACAAACTACCAAAAGAATTTATTCTATGCGTCAGCAGCTTCGCTTCGGCAGAAGACGAAGGTTCAATGGGAATTATTCTAAAGCGTTCTGCTAACGTATCTGCCATTTTGTTTTATGGTAGGAGTCAGGATGCACGGCCCGACCCCTATTTCGCCCCCGTACAGGCTCATTCTGTACCATCTGCAGTAGTACAGAGTTAGTTCGGTTTACCGCTAGGTCCTATCGGCCCTGCAATTACTTCAGCTA